TTCAAGACCAAGTAAAAATAAATAAAGATGGTTCTGCACATCTGAATGATGCATCAAAAGAACAATTAGATATTTTAGATTCGATTAACTTAGGACAGGTTGATATTGCTGCATTAAATGAACAAATAGCTCAAAGTAAGAAAAAGCAAAACGAGCTTAGTGATGAGTTTCAGCCAGACATTAAAAAAGACCAAGAAAGTTTAACTAAGATATTACAAGGCGAAAAAGAAAGAATACAATTAAAACAGAATCAAACTAGACAAACGGCTTTACAAGACAAACTTACTGGTGGTTTAGTTAGTAAAACAAAAGCTTTTGCGAAAGAATTTAAAGAAGCAAATGAAGAGGGTAAAGCATTATTGATAGCAACATTAGCTATAGGTGCTGGATTGAAACTACTAAAAGAATTAGTGTCTTTGGGAAAAGAGTTTGCTAAAACATTTGATGAAATCGGAAAACAATTTGGAAGTATAAATTTATTAGGTAGGGAGTTACAAGGTCAGATATTAGCATCAAATATAGAGGCAATAAAATTAGGTTCTAATGTTGGTGATATTGGTAGTGTAGCATCTGAATTAGCTTCTAATTTTGGAATGACTCTTGAAGAAGCTACTGGTCTTTCTGTAAAGGTAATAGATACGAGTAAAGCTTTAGGTATATCAGTCGGTGAGGGTACTCAGTTATTTGGTGTACTTACACAGACCGCAAATTTATCTGCTGAACAGGCAGAAAAACTATCAGAAGGTGCTGCACAACTAGCAAGACAACGAGGTGTTGCACCAGCACAAGTTATGAAAGATATTGCTGGTTCAGCTGAAACTATTGCTTTATTCACTAAAGATAGTGGTGAAAATATTTTTGATGCTGCGATAGCAGCTAGACAATTTGGAATGTCAATAAACGATATTGCTAGTTCCATGAAAGGAATGTTAGATTTCGAATCGTCAATAAATGCTGAACTTGAAGCCTCAGCAATACTTGGAAAGACAATAAATTTACAGAGGGCTAGAGAACTCGCATTAAATAAAGATGCTGTAGGATTTCAAAAGGAAATTAAAAGTCAGTTAGAGGGTATAGGTAATTTTAATGACTTGGGTATCTTACAACAAGAGTCACTAGCAAAAGCTTTAAATATGAATGTTGCTCAAGTTGCAAAACTTGCAAATGGAACTGCTGAAATCGGTGATGGTTTGGGAGATCAATCATTTGAAGACTTACTTGGTAAAGATGCTTTATCTAACTTTAGTCAATTAGCTGCTCAACTATCTTCGATAGGCGCTATATTAGTTAGTTCTGTAGGTCCTGCTTTAGGTTCTATAGCTGGTTTTTTAGCTCCTGTACTTGAGGGTTTTGGAAAATTTTTGGTGGTTCTTCAAGAGAGTGGTGCTTTAATGCCTATGATGATAACTGCTCTTGGTGGATTAGGTGTAGCACTTACGGCAACAGGAATCAAGTTTGCTTTTTTGGCTGGAAAAGCTATATATAGTACATTTGCTAGTCTTGGTGCGATGGTAGGTAGTATCTCAGCATCTACTTTAGGACTTGGTGCGTTGGGGGCTATTGCTTTAGCTGGAGTAATAGGAGCTGCGGTAAAGAGTATGATGAGTGATGCGAACGCTATAGCAGTAGACGACATGTATGCCGGTCCTGGTGGTATCACAACAATGATGGGACCTGCTGGTATATTTAGTTTGAACCCACGAGACTCTGTATTGGCAACAACTAATCCGATACCTGTTACAAAAGTAAATGAGTTTCCAGCAGAGGGTGCTCTTATGCCTGGTCATAGTCCAAGTACAATGGTCAATGTCGGTGGAGAATTTAGAATACATAGTGGAGATTTAAGACTTCTAACGGAACGACAAGAGAATGGTGGTGGAGACCTCGGAGTTCCAACGATTACATATAGTTAGGTAAATTATGGGTTTAGAGAATTTAAAATCAGTATTTAACGATATTAAAAAGAATGAATTGCCAGACTATGGTGGTCCATATGGACAAGGTGTACATGGTGGAATAACAAACGAGTTTCCATCAACACCACATTATGAACATAGTGAATATGGAAATATAAGTGAAAATCTTTTATCAAGAATCCAATCACCGAATAGTGAAGTTGCTGGAAAGATATCATTTGGTAATCCTAACACAACCGACTATTCTCTTGGTACAGGAATACATAGTGGTTTAGAAACTTATGATAATGATAATATAAAGAAAAGAAGTTTTGATATAACAACACTTGGAAAAGACCAACAATTAGGATTGGGTGACTATGTGCTTGAGTCTTTATATAATACCAATCATACTGCTGTAATAAATAGACAACCGATTGATACTGGAAGACAAGACTTTGATGGTAATCCAATCTTAATAAATACTGCTAGAGCTGGTATGGGGGAGTTGGGTAAATTAGATATCAAAGGATACTCAAGTACATTTAGACAAGGTGGTTCATTTGGGTTTGGTGATGGTAGAGAGCCATACATTGTGAACGATATAGGTAGTGATGTAAACACCATCGGTAATAATAGAGATTTAATTCCTATTCAAGCTAGTTTAGAGGATACTTCAAGATTACTAAAATTTTATTCGTCTACTGCTGGTTTAACATTTTCTTTAAAAGAAAATGGTATAAGTTTCCTTACAAGAGATTTTTCTGATTATAATCCAAGTCCTTTAGGACCAACATACATACCACCTGTACCGACTACTGGAGTTGGAAATACGAGTATTTTGAATGTACTAACCATGCCCTTTCAGAGTGGTATTGGTTCTAGCATAAGAAGACCTTTTGAGGTAGAGTATTCTAAAAGAGGTGGTGGTTCATTTCCATTTAAGAACTTAGGGGATAGTGCTGGTTCAAAGAAATTTAAAATTTCAAATACAAAATTCTTTGATTTATCTGGCTTTGGTGAACATAATGAGAAAGTTCTTGGACAAAAGATACATGGTTACGATGATAAAATAAATCAAAGTGGTGTAGAAGAAGAAAAATCACTTCAAATAGGTCCAGTTGAATTTCCTGCAGCACCATTAGAAATTAGTGGTAAGATAAATTCTAATGATTTTTATGTTAGATTTAAAGATACTAGAGATAACACTTACATTTATTTTAGAGGATTCGTAACTGGTATTACAGAGAATGTCTCTCCGAGTTTTACATCTACTAATTACATCGGTAGAAGTGAACCTGTTTATATGTACGAAAGAGCTGAAAGAGACATAAGTTTTACAATTAGGGTTTACCCAAACAATGAAGAAGAGTTTGTTGCTATGTATGAAAAAATAGAAAGACTAACTTCTTTGGCGTATCCTAAATATGAAGCTGATGTAAACGATGATTCACTAACAAGAATGAAACCACCTTTTACAGAACTTTACATGGCTCACATTGGTCAAAGGTCAAAAGGACAATTTGGATACATTAAATCATTATCTTACACCGTAAATGAAAGTGGTGATTGGGATGCTGAAACAAGGTTACCAAGACTATTTGACATAGCTGTATCCTATCAGATTTTGAGTAAAAAGCCACCATCATTAAGAGATGGTTATAAATTCTATGGAGCTAGACCAAATGGCTAGATATGACAATATAAAAAAAATTAAAAATAATAAGTTTACATCGATAGGAACTTCTTATCTTCCAGAGTTTGAAGAAAAGAATTCAGATATATTACTGATTGCTACGGATGGTGATAGATGTGATTTACTATCAGCCGAATATTATGGTACACCAGAACTTTGGTGGTACATCGCTTCAGTAAATAATTTAAAATCCAATAACATTGAGGCTGGAACTCAGTTGAGGGTGCCGGTTTCAGCAGAACAAGCAAAACTAAAATAAAATGGATTTATCAAGAAAAGTTTTTGGAGAGAATGTAGATCCAAAAATAGTTGAATACTTCGAAAAATTACAAGAAAGTAATTTTGATTTACAACCTGGCGATCCTGTCGGTGTATCATATGATAAACAAACCTATATTGGAGACAGAACACCATTTGTGAGGATGTGGACAGCCATAAACACCAGAGTTTCTGGCAGTTCGGATGCGGATAGTAGTAATAAATTATACATAGTTAACGATAACCAAGTACAATCATACGAACCAAATCAATCTTTAAGTGACCTAAATTCGAATCAGTATCTAAAACCACAACCTGGTATTACATCGGTTAGGTCTAAGTCAGAAGGTACAATGGGTGCTCTTCGTAGGACTACTGTAGATTTTGTTGTACATAATAAAGAGGAGTTAGAATCAATATTTTTACCTTTCTTTTTGAGACCTGGTAGTACTGTATTTGTAGACTTTGGGTGGTCTGATGATGCTTTAAGTTTATATGATCCTAATGATTATATAAAAAATAATGATTTAAAAATGGAGAATCTAAAAAATGAAGTATTTAAAACTCCATTGGAAGACTTAGGTCTTGGATTTAAATCAACTACTTTCGGACAAGTTACAAAGTATAATATTTCTATAGACGAAAAAGGATCTTTTATATGTAACTTAGAGTTCGTGTCTTCAAACTTTTCTCTATTAGACAGAAATGTAGATGACGATAATGATTTACAATTTATATTTGATAATGTTATACAAGAAATAATTTTAGATTATACGATTAGAACTGTAAGAGACAAGGATAGTGAAGAACAATACTACGATACGGAAACTAATACATACAGAAATTATAATTATGAGTTTGGAAATAGATTAAGTGAAATAGAAAAAATAGATTCTGAAAAAAGAAAAGAATTTATACAAACATTTTTTGATAATTTTTTCACAACATCTGATGGTTCTGCAAGAGAAGGATTAATTACATCTGATGCTGCAAAAATTGGGGTTTACTATGAAAACTACTCTGGCAATAATAGTAAATTGATTAGTGAAAAAGAAAGTTTATACATTTCATTTGGTTTGTTTGAAGATTTGTTTTTAAACAATTTAGTTTCATACTGGGTTTATAAAGATTCAAATACTCAAACTGAAACTAAACAAAAAAGTAAAAAAGGTTTTACTCCAGCATTTTATTCAAATGATTCTTGGGTTAGGTTTGATGAAGATTTACACAAGATGAACAATAAAGTTTATATGAAAAGGGATAAGGTTGTAAGTTTTCTTTATCCAAATGGATGGGACAATACTTACAACAAAACAGAAAATAAACCTAACGGATGGACAAATACAGATGATGATGTCGGATTAAATAGGATTCCACTAAGAGAGTTGTTTATAAATGTCCCATTAATTTCTGAAGCATTCAAAGGTAGTAAAAGTGTAAATGATGCTTTAGAATTTATATTTGAAAGAATATACAAAGATTCTGGTACAATCTTAAATATAAGAATGATTCCTAATGATGACGCTCAGGTAACATTGACCTTTCAAGATATTAATATGCCCACAAGTAATTTTGAAGAGAAAAAAATGTTAACATTTGATGTTACTTCTGGTAATAGTGTAGTTTTAAATTCGGATTTAAAATTTGAAACACCAAGTACAGGTCTTTCAAGTATGATAGCGATACGAAATTTGAGTGAACCTGCTGTATTCGATGAAGAACAATTAATGAAGTTTCACTTACTAAATGCTATAGATGGACAGGATGACGATAGAGAGAATAGCAGCAATAATGAAAAGTTCATAATACAAAGTTTACCAATGGTTGGTGAGATTTCTGATATTGATAAGGCTGTGGATATAGATATAAATGAATTTTTAGATTCTACTTTGGCTATTAATCAACCTAAGTCAAACTCTACATCTGAGTTTAATATCAATAACAAACTTATTGCACTTAATAATTCTTTGAACGAAGAGTTGAATAAAATAAAAGAGGAAGAAAGAAAAAATACAAACTCTGATAATACGGATACGGACACTAATGTTGAAAATTTAGCTAAAGTAAATGAATTAGGTCAAAAGATTTTTTATGCCAGAACTGATAGGGATAAAAGTCTATTAGAAGCTAAAATGAAAAACTTTATCATATCATCCGATAATTCTATATCACCAGTTTTACCAGTTAGTTTAGGGATAACTATATATGGTAACAACTTTTTAGGTTATGGTGATTTTATCAATGTTAATTTTTTACCATCACATTATAAAAACAGAGTTTACTTTCAGATACTAGGAGTTGAACATCAGATAGATACAAATATGTGGAAGACTACATACAATACGGTTATGAGGATGAAGGCAAGGTCAAAACAATTTCAGTTTTCTGATAAGAGTAAATCTGAAAACTTCGTGATAGAATTACATCCACAACTTGTTAAATTGATAGCCCAACGAGACTTTGAAAATAATTGGGCTGGTTTCAACTCTTTAAAGAATGTTAAAGATGGAAAAAATAAATCTATTAATGCAGATGGTAGTAGCGATCCAGATTTAGTACCACCAGCAAATTTTGAAGAAAAAATTTGGACTTTTAATGCAGAATTGAATGCAGATAAAATAAAAAATGAAAAAGATAGTGGGTTGAGTAGGGTTGTTGGTATGACAGCACAATCACCCACAACTCTTGGTCAATTTGCTTGGATAATGGCTGTAACTGATTTGTATTTAGGAAAATATATAGCTGGAGTTGATAGACCATTTGATTGGGGATTGGGAGCAACAACAATAAGGCCTGAGCCTACTTTATATAGTAACCACAACGATTACAAAAACTCTATTAACATACATCATAGTAGCATTGATTCAGGTTTAAAACAAGACGACAAAATAAATGGACCTAAATATAGAAATCAACTTATTCTTACGCCAGTTTATGCGGATGAAACCTTTCTTGCAGATAAAATCAATGATAGATTTGAATCACATTTTATTAAGGGGTTGGGAAGTAAGTTTGGAACTGGTGTCGGAACAGGATTTAAAGACAAATTAAAACAGATAGCAGGTATAATTCAAAAGAAAAGACAAACATATGCTAACCCGCTTGGGTTTCGTAGTATGACCGTAAATACTCAAGGAGACGCTGTTGTATTGACAAAGGTAAATATTAGTTTGTATACACAAAATGGCGCTGATAGGGAAATAAAATGTATTAATGTGGATTTACCAGATGCTAAGGTATTTAACAATGGTGCTCTTTTATTCCCAAAACCAAATTATGTGAACGATAATTTTGATGCTGTAGTTGATGCGTTATACCAAAGGTACATTTCTTATAAAGAGGCATTCACAACATTAGCCAAATCTCGTAATTAAATGTCTTGACTTTTTAATAAATTATATGTAATTTAACATATGATTAAATTGGTTCTTTCTAAACCTAACTGGTCCAAGTCTCATCCGTCAAATAACATAGTTCTTATGTATGATGTTATGGAACATAAGTTAGTTTACGCTAATCATTATGAAAATACATCAGGTCAAATAGATTACCCAGCAGACGAGGGTATGTTAATTGATGATTGGAAGGCTGGTTATGTCCATTCTTTTGCTGGTCGTCCACAATATTGTGCTGACATTCTAAACTATTGGTTACTGAACAAACCATTTGACCACATACAATGGGACAACTTTTACGACCAAGATGATTTTACATATTACTATCCATTAGATAAGATGATAGAACAATTGTGTGAGGAAGTTCCGAAGTATGATAAGATGTATGATTTTGAAAAATTACAAGGCTTTCACCATGACTTTGTAACTGCTTTCGGTGAGTTAGAATCAAATGGTATCGGAGTCAATACAGATTTCACAAAGATATTTGGTGACCACATGTTAAAGTACATTCATAAAAAGAAGATATATCAGAACTATAACTTCTTTACAACTACATCAAGACCATCTAACTCCATCCATAACCTTAACTTTGCTGCTCTTACACAAGAACAAAGAAAAGCATTCTCTCCACTTAACGATATTTTCGTAGAATTTGACTTTGAGTCGTATCATCCAAGATTGATTGCTAAACTAACTGATTATGACTTCGGTAACTCGTC